CCCTGCTCATAACTGCCGACCTTGATGACAACTACCGACTCCGTGCCCCCGTGGACCGTCTCGATGTCGAGACCCGGGTACGAGGCGAGGAGGTTCGACTTCAACTTGTAGGCCGAGTCGCGCGACTTCGTGATTCGGTATTCGTCGAGTTCACCAGAGGCCAGTGACGCCACAACGGTCGTCCATTTGATGTTCTTCCCGTCCGAGGCTGGCTTGGGAGCGCCCTTAGGCGCCGAGGGAGACTTGGCCTTCTTCTTGATGAAGGCTGGCGCGGACGGCTCGCCGAACTCATCGCGCACGGCGGTCAAGATCTCCACCAAAGTGTCGAGCGGGCACGCAATGTCAATCGCCTCATCGTTGAAGGGCGAGTCGGTGTACTCGATGTCGTCGCGCTGCAGCAGTTCGAAGCGGAATCGGATCCGCTGCACTTCGGTCAGGCCGGTTAATGTGATCTCGCTCATAGGGTGCTCCTTCGTTGTTCGATTGGGGAGTGGCGAGGACCGGGGGAGTGAGCCCGGTCCTCGCCACAGGTCGCAGGGGTCTCCGCCGTCATCGGCTCAATGCCTTCTGCGAGTTGTTGTTCAGGGTGTGAACCCCGAGTATCTGGACGCGCGCCTTGGGCGCGAGTTCCACAACGAGATTGAAGACGCGGCTCGCCTCATCGCGGCTCACCGGCTCGGGCGTCCAGAGGTCGCCATTGGCGTAGACGAGAAAGCCGAGCGGCTTCTTGTTGATGGTCGGCCACGTCATACGAGCGAGTCCTCCTCGAGCGCGATAATCGACGCCCAACTCTCGTCACTCGCAGCGGTGAACTCTTCGTCAGTGTCGGCGAAGCCGTAGGCGCAGACCAGGAATCCAAGCGCAAAGCTGCAGAAAATCCAAAGCATTTTGACCTCCTCAAGTCAATCAGCTGTTCAACTGACGAGCCTTACTGTAGTCCGGTCGCCGGACACTTGCACATCATTCTGAGCATTTCTTACAGAAATTTCGAACTGGAGCCGGGGGGGTCGGCCCGCGCGGATCCACGCGGTGTAGCACTTCGAGCAGTAACCCGATCGGAGGCGATCGCTCGCGGTGCACGCGACCTCTCGTCCGCATGCGCCACAGTGCGCGATCTCTGCGTCCTTCGCCCGGTCTTTGATATCAAGGATGAACCGAGCGCACTCTTCGGCGAGTTGCGCGTGGTCGGCCATCTGGCTCACGTGAAGTGCGAGCATCTTGCCCGCTTGGTACACCGGGTCCTGGGCTCCGCGCGTCATGATCTTGTTGATCACCGCACCCGCAGTCGGATCCGAGTGCGTGCCCCGTTTGACGCCGAGGCTGGCGCCCGATATCTGTGGCGACTCTTCTTTGCCCGCGCGACGTACCAAGTCAGTGACGACAGTCGGTGTGAGCCGGCTGACGGTTGTGTTCACCCGCTCGATGTCGCGGTTGATCTTGTCTGCATTTCTTGACACCCTCGTGGCCTCCTCGCCTGTTGGATTCCCCTGCTCCTTAACCAGCTTGAATCAACGCACGTCGGGCCTCCTTAGCGGTCTCGATGTCCTCGGGGCTCGGGTTGGCGTGAAGCATCCAACCGTTGTGTAGAGCCCACTCGGGGTGTGTGGTGATGAAGTGATGACAATTTCCGCAGAGTGGTTCGACATTCTCGCGATCGAGAATCGATCCACGTCGACTCCTGATGCAGATCTCGTGGACCTCGTAGGCGACATGTGTGCAGCCTTCGAGACACGCCTTGCAGTACGGCTCTTCTTCGAGGACCTGGGCGCGAAACGGTACGCGCTGGCGGTTCAATCGTGCCTGTTTCTTGGACACGGGGCGGAGAGACGATTGCTTCATCGTTGGCCACGCTACCGATGGAGTTGGTTCTAATTCACCGTTCTAAGTGCGCGTGGCACTAATTACGTTTAGAACTAAGTGCGCGAATCTGTTGCGAGTGCGATGAGTACCATCCGAATGTCGTCGTTGCTCATGCGGCTCAACTTGGTCGGAGTGAATTGCTTGAAGAGTCGACCAAGCAACGGGTCGTCTGGAACAACGCGATCGTCTGGAGACGCGAGGAAGTACCCCTTGAGGGCCTCGAGCGCGCTTGCGACGGCAGAGTCTCGCTGACGCGGTGCGAGAGGCTGTATGGTCAATCCGGCCCCGCCTGGGAGGTAATCGCGCCATGCCTCAGGACCGAAGAACGTTGTTGGGTGCATCGTGAATTGCTCTTCTTGGCCCGCGCGCAGCGCGGCGTAGTTCACGACTGCGGCCTTGAGCTCTTCGAACGGAGTCCCTTCACGGATCCGCACCCTGAAACGTTTGAGCGCCTCGGCCTTCTTGATCTTTCGAGGGTAGATATCCCACACCTCGGCGAACTGAGCATCAACCCCGCGAGGGGCAGTCGCCTTGGCGCTGCCCGTAGGTGTTTTTGTTTCAGTCATTCCTTTGTGCTTTTTTCTTTCCTTTGTAGTGTCCTGTTGGCCGGACGCGGGTGAACCGTCTCCGGCCTGACCGTCTCCGGCTAATCCGGACGCGGTGTCATCAGGTAGTTTGCCATCCGACACCACATACTCAGTCGTGCGATGACCCTTTTCATCATTCCCGCGAATTATCTTGAAATAACCAGCGGCCTGCAGCTCGTTGACCATTCGGTAGTACCGGTCCTTGCCGATGTCAAACTCTCGCATCAACACCGAACTCATGACGTTCCAGTCCGGTGGCTTCGAGAGAAGGTAGACCAGCAGCCCCTTCGCATCGAGACTGATGGTCTTGTCCTGAAGAGTGGTGTTGCTGATCGCCGTGTACGGCGATCCATCAGAAGCTCGGCGGATGATGCTCATCGTCCACCGTGCCTTCGCTGCTGGCGGTTCCTGAAGGGTGCTGTCGCGGCCGTGAGCCGGTTGATCCGCTGTTGTTTGAGCAGCGCCTCGTTGCTCCTCAGAGCGCTCGCAAACGCGAACTGAATCAACTGGAGCGGGGTTAGGTCGGCGACCGTAGTCGCGTCTCCACCGCCGAACAGCTCACACATCTGGATCTCAGTGATCTCGGTCTCGCCGAATTGCTCTTTGAACTGCTCGAGCATGGGCGCGACGAATGGCCCGAAGGTAACCCGGTCCTCGAAAACTGACTCGTCGAACGCGCCGGGGTCAATGTCGAACTTCTTGATCTCGCCACTCACAGCACACCCCCGTAGAACTTCTCAAGCAGCTCGTTGTGGTGCGAACGCTCACGGCGTGCGACGAGGATGCAGCATCGACACGTGCGAGAACCGTCTGGCATCACGAAATCGTTGTCGGCGCCGAATCGGTGGCCCGATGGGCAATGCTCGTCGTCGCACCCCTTGACGCTGTGAGAGACGCAGCGCACCCGCTCGAGGTGACCGGGATTGATACACGGCCGCGTCCGGCACTTCTGTCGAACGATGTCCCTCCTCGAGAGAGGACCGAAGACAGCAGTCCACGCGACGCGGTGCGCTGTGGTGACGACGGCCTTGCCGTCTGAACTCCAGCCGACCTGTCCGTAGCCGCGGGAGTTGAGGCTCTTGGTGAACGGCCAGCACTCTTCTCGAGTCAAGATGATGGCTCTGTCGAAGATGGTCTTGAGAACGCGCGCCGGGATCTCGATGTGGCCCGCGGCGATGTCGAGGATCATGGTCATCTAGAACGGCTCCTCGTCGAAGTCGTAGGAGCTCGAGCCACGGGGCCCGGGAGCAGCCGCGGCCACGCGTGCGCGGTCTACGGGCGGCCCGTCGTTGCGTTGGATCTTTGTTATGACCGCGGTGGCGAAGCGCAACGACGGCGCGATCTCGTCGGCGTTAATCTCGATCGCCGAACGACGCTCACCCCCGTCGCTGACCCAGCTGCGCTGCTCGAGACGTCCAACGACAATGACGCGATTGCCCTTCTGGATGGAGTTGGCGACATTCTCCGCCATTGCGCCGTAGCCGACGACCTCGAAGTACGAGACGCGCTCTTCCCATTCCTGGGTCTGGCGATTCTGCCAGCGACGGTTCACCGCAATTGAGAGTCGAAGCGCGGCCTGTCCGCTGTTCAAGAATTTAAGTTCCGGGTCGCGGGTGACGTTCCCGATGACCGTGATGCTGTTGTCACTCACTTCGACCTCCGATATTGTGCTCGTTCACTTAGACCTCCTCAGGTTCCTTGTGATAATGCTGGTTTTACATCCCCCTGGTCACTCCGTGAGCCAGTCGTAGATTGTGGATTTTCCGACCTTCAGTCCGGTCTCTTCGTGCACCCGTCTCGCGATCGTACGGTAACTTGCCTCCTCAAGACCGGCCTTCTTGATCCACTTCTTGAGTGGCATCCCTAGTTTGGTCTCGACGAGTTGGTGCAGTGCCGACGATCGCTGATGGTTCACCCGATGCACCATAGTCCGACGTGTGGACATGCGGCGTGATATTCACCTCAAAATGTGGAAATCCCCCTCCCGGCGCGAGCCAAGAGGGGGAATCCACAGACGAGGAGGTCTAAGTCGGACACAACACCGACGCCATCAACCCTAGTCTGAGCGCGGTGTTTTCAACAGGAATCAGTTAAGAAGTTGCTAATGTCGCCGACTCCTCGTCGCCTGATGGGGTGGCCTCCACGACGGGGCCGTTAGCCTCGCTGCTCGCGGTTTCAGGTGATACTTGTACAGAAGTTTGTTCAGCGATTTCCGCCGATGCCGACGTTACGGGTTGAGGTGCCGGCGTCGGTGCAATCTTGGGCGGCTTGGGCAAGTACCCGACCGGGAGCGCACCTAAGAACGCTGATGCCCAGCGATATTTGCCCTCGAGCCAACGGAACGCTCCATAGTACGCGCCGAGCACCGCGGTGTTGAGTGCGAAGTACCAGCCGGCGGCGAGGTGATGTAACCAACTGATCGTCACGGTCGGAAACCACTTATGCAAAAAGTATGCAATCACCGACGCGACGCTGCTGGGAACGACTGTTCGAATCCAGTTGCGTAACTTGTCGGATGTCAAATAAATCTTGAATTTCACTTTCTTCCTCTTTTCTAGGCGTGTCGTGCGCCTGTCCATAATGCGAATCGTGCTGGGTTGACGGCGGCGGCCGGCCGATCGGGGAACAACCCGAGTCCCATCGCGACGAGTGTGGTGTGCTCTGTGCAGAAGAGCGAGTCGCCCCACGAACTGACGAACTTGCCATTGTCGATCCCGTCGAGGATCAAGGGCACATACTTGCCCCAGCCGTACTCGACCTTCTCACACGCCTTGTCGTAGGAGACCGCGGTTGCGATCTTCTCCGCGCTCACGTCGAAACGCACGCGGGCGTAGAGGAGCGGCCGGTAGTCGGTGGGCAACCGACGCTCGTAGCCGTGTGGCCCCATTTCGGAGATCATCGGGACACCGTTGTCGTCGTTACGAGTGAACGCGCCGTGGTCGAGCCACGTGAACCCCTCGAGTTCGCGGTGCAGTTTCGCCTCGAGTTCGAGACCCCTAGCGATAACGTCGGCAAAGACCGTCGCGTGGCGCACCAGGATGAAGTCGCCCTCGCGCAGATCCTCGCAGTGTTCACCCTCTTCGAAGAATTGGACCGTACACGGTGGAACGATCAATTGGAGGGAGACGTCGCTCATAACCCGAGTTTGAGGGCCAGTACCGCGAATTGCTCGGCGAGAAGCGCCACTGATTCGTTCTCGGCCGCCTGCAGCGCGATCTTGTGGATCTCGGCGCGGTCCTTTGACCAGTCGCGCAGGTTGTCGAGGTCGTGACAGATGCCCTCCCAGAAGGTGGGGGATTGCGCTGCAGTTGACTTGACCGGGGGGAATGCGAAGCCCGCGTTGGCGTAGTACGGACCGGCGCCGAACGGTGGCTGCTCGAGAACGAAGGCCGTGCCATCCCAATCCGAGACGGGCCAGCCGTTCGCGTGAGCGAGGTCCCATTGACTCGAGTCGGTGAGCGTGACGAGGTTGGCGGCCGCGACCTGCTCGGGCGTCGGTGGCGTAATCTCCACCACCGGGGGAGGAGTAAGGACACGCGGACCGTGTACGGCGTCAAGCGCAGCTTGAAGGACCGGCCAGTTGACCGCGGGGTCGTCCTTGTCCCAAATCACCCATGCGTCAGTGATTTGAGCGCGGAACTCTGCGAGGAATGGCTGTACTTCTGCCCACGTCACAAGCGCCCCTGAGCCGTCCGCGTGCGTCTTGATGAGCAACACGTCATGACCGTCTTTCGCCCCTGGCATCGCGGGCCAGGGCGTCTTAGGAATCCAACTGAAGTCACCTTGAGCCGTGCCGGCGTCGATGACCAGCCCAAGAATCGCCCCCTTGAACGTCTTGGCGAACCAATCGAGTTGATTTAGTGGCACTTCGCCATAGCCGTCAATGAGGCCCCACTTGTAGAGACATCCAAGCATGTGCGCGTTGTCGACACCTTGGTCGGGTGCGTCGGCTGGCGCTGGCGGTACACCGACCTCGCCGGCGTCGAGGCCGATCGCGTAGTAAGTGCCGCGCGTGCCGTCGAACTTCGGACGACCGAGCTGGTCGTAGGGCTCGTGGCTGCCGGCCTTGGCCATGTTGCCGTGATCGACTGAGGTCGGCCCGCAGTCGCCGAGGCCATCAATCGCCCAGGGCGGGTTCGCGTTGTCGGGGCCGTTCTGATCCATGCCCCACTCTTCGCCGATGCCGACAGTGCCGTCCCACTCGAGGAACCCCTCGATTGGCGTGACACCCTCGGCGAGGTGAAGCGTGGCCATCAGTCGAGGCTCGTGACTCTCGCGGTGCGGACCGACTCGGCCGGCTTTGCTCGTTGGTTGGTCGACGGTTGTCATGAGATCCCTTTCGTGGGTGACGTGATCAGGTGCTTACACAGATTGAGGAAGGAGTGAAACGACGACGAGGGTCAGGCTCGTCGCTAGAAATAAGGTCACGAACACCGTGAGGTAGCCGAGGATGCCCTGGCGCTTCTCGAAGCCGATCCACGTCGCCACGCCGACGCACCCGAGAGCCGCGATGAACAGCGCCACTCGAGGGCCGAAGAGAAAGAACGGCCAGATGGGCACGAGCGACCCGACGAGCGTAGAGAGGAGCATCGCGAGAGCTACTCGAGCGCGCGCCGCGCGCGGGCCCGAACTCTTCGCGAACTCGCCACTGGCCATCGAGACCCCGGCGGCTATGGCGCCCCCGAATCCGCCGATGGCGATTGCGGACTCGGGGGAGTGATTCGCGAGAAGAGCGAAGATGAACCCGACGATCGAGACCACGCCGTCCCAGGCGCCGAAGATCGCCTCTTGGCGCTGGTCGTTATTCATGTGTGGTTGTGGCCCACGTCTTCGCGGTAGGCACCCACGGAACGAGCCATTCGCGAGATCAGGTCTCCAGTGTCGTTGGTGTCCTCGCCATTGGGGAAGAGCCGGTCGATCCGTGCCGTCAGTGCGTCGAAGCGAGCATCCAACTTGGTGTCTACGGCCGCGACCGCAATTTTGACGTGCCGTACCTCTTCCTCAAGCGCCGCTGTTCGGACAGCTCCTCCTGGCACCGAATCAAAAACGCCGGGGACGCCCTTGACTCCGCGGTTGTACATCCGCTGCTCTCGCCACTTCCTGAGACGTCGACGCATCCCGGCGTGGACCTTTGCTGCGCCCCCGATAACAGCAGCTCCCGATCCTGCAGAGATCAGAGCGTCTTCAATCGGTGTGAGTTTCATCGTCACTAGCCTCGTGGACTCGCGAAGTGGTAGTTGGCGTAAACCGGCATCGTGAGGGGATTTCCAGTTAGAACCTCGCTGAACGAGTAGCCATTCCAAACGAACAGCGGCCACTTGTTGCGCAGCGCCAGTTGGGCCTGTGAGGAATCGGTCAAGATGACGAGCCCGCGGCCCGCAATCTGCGCAGCGGTCGGCACCTTGGTAGGAGGGAAAACGGGATTTCTGGTCAAGGTGTTGCACCGGAGCCACGTCGGTGCGCCGAGCGAGAGCAGTACGGAGTGTCGAACAAGTGACGGGTCGCCCGGCTTGCCGTGCGACGCCATCAGGGGATCGGGACCTAGTTCGTACACGACCGCCACGTGCTTACCGGGGAACGCTCCGTAGACGCAGAGATCTCCGCGACGGATGTTCTCGACGGTGACACCCCTGGCGTTCTTCACCAGCATGGCGATGTGTTCTTCGGCACTGAGTTCGGTTCCGGTGTAGCCGGCGAGGACCTTGTAGCCGAGCTTCATGATGTCCGCGCAATTCGCCAACCAGTAGAGGAGCCTCGAGTAACCAGAGCAGTCAGTCGAGATCGGAAGCGCCCCTCGAGGGCGCAGGAGCCAATTCATCCGGTCCGCCTGCTCGCTATAGACGATGCGCGCGCGGTCCTCGAGCGTCCAATCGATCCACGCGATGATTGCGGGGGTGGCATCCTTGAACCCGGCGAGTCGAGCGAAGAACCGCCCCGTTGAAGTGATGATTCCCTTGAGAGATTTCATTGCGACCTTTCGTGAGGGCTAGGATGCCCATTTCTGGACGACAGTCAGTGACCCGGACTCGTTCATCACGAGCACCACGTCATTGACCGCTGGCGTGTAACCGCCGAGGAGGTGCGCGCCGAGCGCGACCGTTCCGCCGTCGAGATAGATCGTGAGTGGCGAGGCCGTGTGAATGACCCCGTGGTGCCACGTCGTGATCGGAGCGGTCGCCTGAGACTTGATCTGTTGACGCGCCGAGCGCATCGCGCGGAACCAATCGGGGGAGTTCACGCTGCGGTCCTTCGCGCTCGACAGGTGACCGTCATGGGCTGTTTCGGGTCAGAGGATCGCGCGATCTGGCTGATGCAGTAGTTCGCATTGATGCCGATCCGGTTGCGGACGACGCCGATCACGTCACCGCAACACAGCGCGGAATTGTTCGCCGCGGTGAACGAGGTGTCGTCGTAGGCGGTGAGCATCGTCTGAAGAATCGCCGTTGCGGCCGCGATGGCCTGGGGTCCCGTCGATACCTGGTTCGATGTGACGAAATACGGCACTTCGCCGAAGGTCGCGGGGTTGAGTGGGCTGGTCGGATCGGTGACCCAGACCGTCTCTTGGACGGGGAATACCACGCCCGCCGGCGAGCCGGTGAGTTGCACACCGTTGAAGGTCTTGGTCTCGTCGAGGACGCGCTGCGCGGTGAACTTGACATCGTTCTGGTCGTCGGTGAATGTCGTAACCACCGGTGATGATGTGGGGTCGGGGACCGTGCGGAGCGTCGTCACCCCAACCGAGTCGAAGAAGAGCTCGTCGCCGCCGTCCTTCGCCAGCCCGATTAGGTCAGCCATTGGGCCCGAGCCCGAGCCGCCCTGGGTGCCGAAGGCCATCACCGAGACCGTGAATATCGAGGGCTCGAAGTTGTAAGTGAGCCCGGCCATACGGGTCTGCATCGCGGTCTGAATCGCTGCGTCGATCGTCGGAGCGCCGAGAATGGGGTAGGGAGAGGTCCAACCGCGCCGGTTGACCTCGACCGATCGGTCATTGCCCGTGATGACTATCTCGATCTTGGTCCCGTCGTCGTTGATCTGGGGCTTGCTCATTCGGTAGACCCCGCACGGGGCCAGCTCTTCGGTGCCGTCGCTGTAGATAAACCCGTCAAAAATCCTGATCTCGTTGCCCGATAGAGGGTGCAGGAGATCTCCGTCGACCTGGGGAACGAGCGTGTCGTAGGGAGCGCCCCTGCTCTCGACGGTGATCGAACACGTCCACCTCGGCGATTGCGTCTCATCCTCGTTCCAAGTCGCCACGGTGACGTGCTTGGTGATGTCCTGGATGAGAGTCGGCATCGACGCTGAGCTCGGGCCGGTCCAGACCTGAATCTTGGTGATTCTTCTCTGGTCCGAGGAGATCGCCTCGGCCATGAATCGCGCGCTAACGGTGTTCACGGTTTATCGACCGGGGTGCAGTGGATGGTGAGCGTCCTCGAGGGATCCGCGACACGGTTGCCCGTGCGCTTGAGGACCATCGGGCGCGAAGGCCCGAGTGCGACGTAGTGAAAGTCCTCAGGCATGTCGCCTCGGAGCAACACTGTTTGCTGTGTCTTTCGAAGCGCGTTGAACGCCTGCCACCCGGCGTCGTTGTCGCCGCCAAAGCTGAGCACGAGGTCGAAGGACTCGTCGTACATTTGCCCGCGGACCACGATCGAAGACGTGCGCGCGAGCGCGTTGAAGTTGCCCTGCGCCTCCGGTTGGTCCTTGGTGCGGCTGTCGCCCCCCCATTCGATCAGCGTTCCCGCAGAGGGGTAGCGAGGATCGCATATGTCCCACGAGGTCGGCGCCAGCGTTACGGCCGCCGTCGCGGCGGAAGGAGGCCCGCTCAAAGGCAGCCCACCGACGGTCGCGGTGACAATGGCCGTGTAAGTAAATGAGGTATGCGGCGGGGTGTCAACGTCGTAGACCACCACCTGCTGGCCTTCGGGAATCGCTATGTTGCCATCCCACCCGGCCTCGCGGACGTAAACCCCGTCGGAGCGGAGGATTGAGAGCGTCGAGACACCGACGAAGCCGCCCGCTGTCCAGGTTGTCGATGTGCCGGGTCCAATCAACATCATGTCGGCGTAGAGATCTTCTCCCGCATTCATTGCGTTCGCCTGAATGAATATGTCCATCGTCGCGGCGCCCGCAGGCACTGTCATCGTGAGAAACGCCTGCGCGCCGTTGCCGGTCAGTGTGGTGTTGACCATCGGAGACGCGTAGTTCCCACCAACCTGCGCCCCCGCCACGTCATAGAACTGCACAGCAGCAAAGGCCGACCGAACATTGGTCGCTGTGTGAAAGAAGGCCATGATCCGAATAGGGGTGCCGGGCGTACACGCGACGCCGCTTGTCCCCGCAGGAGTTGTGGCGACGACGTTGCCCGACGCCGTTGCGGTGAGCGCGAGCGAGTACGAGCCGTCCTGTGCCCAAGCGGTCGAGGGTGCGAGCGTTGTGTTCGCGCCCGCCGACCAGCCGGTCGTTACGCCCCCCTCTACGCTCGCCTGCGCTGCGGTGAGTTGGTTGTCTTGCCCCTGGAAGGTCCCACAAGCCAATGGCAGCCCGCTCGTTGGGTCGTTGACAATGGACGAAACGAGAATGGGCTGTGCTGGCGCATTCGCCGCGATCACGAAAGTTCCGTAGCTCCACGCGCTGACAAGGTCTCCCGTCTCAGTGATTTGAATGAACCATCTATATGAGACACCCGCGAAGAGGCCAACACCGGTCGACACACTCGTTGCTGACGAGGCCGTGACACCGGGGCTCCACACGGTCGTCCCGCTTCCCGGCACGGTCGAATATGTACCCGATTCGACAACCACTTGGTAGTCGATTTGGCTGGCGCCGCTTGGTAACGTGTCGCTCCACGAAAGAACAGGGTGCGTCGTTCCGGTGATCGTTCCGACGGGCGATACAGCAGCAACGCCCGGCGCTGCTTGAGCCGTGAACGTGAAGTCTGTAGCGAATACGCCTTGCAGCCCGGCCCCCGACTCCTGACTCGCCATCGACCAGTTGTAGACGTTGCCATTTGACAAGATGCCGCCCGCAATCGCGACCGACCAGTTTCCACCGACGCCGACAGTGAGCGCGTTCCACACGATTGTCGATTGAAACGCCCCGGTGCTAACGTTCCAATACATGTACGCGCCACCCGAAGTCTTGAGCCTGAACGCGTAAGCGTTCATCGTCTGGCCGTCCGTCGAGTTGTAGTCAGTAGGCCCGAAAGTGGTTGAGGCAGTTGCGTCTAATGATGAGGCGTTAGACGGTGCAGAAAGAGTCGGCGCTGACGGGGCGGAGAATAGTGCGCCACCCGCGAACGAATAAGCGGCGAAAGCGGGGAGCGTCGTAGCGGTCCAACTGGTGCCGGTAGTTGAGTAATAGAAAGCGCTTGTCCCGGTGTAGATGGCTAGGAAAATCCCGTCTGCGTAATAAACCTGGCAGTTATAAGAACTAGGGAAAGCCGTCGTAGTCCACGAGTTGCCCGCATCGGTCGAGTAGGAGTACGCACCTGATGAACCGCTGGTGACGATGAACATTCCCGGTCCACAGACGAAAGAGGAGGGTGCTCCTGAGGGGACCGATGTCCCTCCCGTCCACGTCACGCAGTCAGATGAATAACTGATTGCCCCGTTTGAACCTTTTACACAAATGAACTTTAAATTGGTTGAATCAAAAACTATGCTGCCAACCCCATTGGTCGGCGCTGACGTTGACCAACTTGTGAAGTTCGTCGTGTGGGTAACCACGTTCCCCGTTGCGTTCGACGCAACTGCGAATAGCCCGTTTCCGAATGTCGCACTGATCCACGTATAGCCAGGCATCGCAGTTGCTTGCGTCGTCCACGTCACGCCGTCAGGCGATGTGTAGGCGGTCGTGCCGTGCCAGAAGAAGAACAGACCGTTACCGAATACCACGTTCCCCGCCGCTTGGCTAGGGAGCGTTGTCGTCGTCCAAGTTTGACCTCCGTTGCTTGACACCGCTCCTACCGTTGATGCGTTTTGCGGAACCGCAACTATCAGACTGTTCCCATAAGCAAGAGTCCAATTGTTCGCAGCGGGAAGCGCCGAAGAAACGTAACTGGAATATCCGTTCGCAGAGTATTCAGAAGCTGTCGATCCGCTGGCGTTCGCGAGAACATAACCAGCCGCGCTCATCGTTGCCCCGCGAGGTTGTTGTGGCGTGGCAAACGCGAGCGCCGCCTTCGCCATCTTCGCGATTGACGGACTCTTGAAGATGTAGTTGCCGTCTTTGTCGAAGTGGTCGCTGACCTTCGCAAAGTGGTCGCGCGGGACGGGCGAAATCTCGGGGCGTGGCGACGAGACTGCGCGTACAGACTCGCCACCAAGCCACCTGACGAACGCGGTTAGAAACTTCATCATGCCCCCATGTTCGTAAGTTGCGTCTGCACGAGCGCCTTGAATGCAGGCGTAATTGACGCGCTCGCCATTGCGGATTGCAGCACGCTCACTGACGCGATACCGATTTGGTCTTCTCGAAGCGACGTGCCATTCGTCACCGCGACCGCGAACTCGGCCATTCGGTCAGAGTGCATCTGCGCTGAATCTGCACCATGAGTGAAGCCTTGGCCGTGCCACTGCTTGCGAGCCGCGACGCCGAGATCGGTCGCCCAAAATCCGAAATGACACACGTCGCAAAGCCACGGTGCGGTCTGCGCGTCGAGCGCGAGGGGTTGGAGTGGTCCGCCGCAACCTGGGCAAACGTATGAATAGGTAGGCGGCTTGAACGGCATTGCTCTCCTAGGCCAGTCGCATCGGGGTCAGTGATTCGGTCCACTTGCTGAACGCCTGGACGACGATGCGCTCGATCGCGGCGACGTTCGAAAGATCGGCGCCATGGATGTTGAGCTCGAGGTGCATCCCGCCCCCACCGCTCGCCGGCAACGGCATCCCTGCCGGCGTCACAATCTCGCCGGGCATGAGAAGCGCGAGCTGCTCGACGCCAGGGGCGCCTTGGACGACACCACCATCGTGGAACTTGGGGATGTTGGGCATCCCGAGGTCGAAACCGCCGAAGTGCACGGGGCCCAGCGAGAAGCCGGGGATGTGGAAGTGCAGCGAGTCCCACCAGCCGATGATCGTGTTGAGGACGTCTTTGAAGGCATCGGAGATCCCGTGCCACATATTCGTCGCGAGCGTCGCGATCTCATCAGGAAGCCCCTTGAAGAAGTTGACGATCGGCGCGCCGACGTTGGTGGTGAGCCAGTCAACGGGCATCATGAACACCGACCAGACCTTCGCGCCGAAGTCTCCGAGCGCAGTGACGATCTTGCCGGGGAGTTCGTGGAAGTACGTCGCCACGGTGTCGAGAGCGTCGGGGATGGTCTTCGTGAAGAACGTGGCGATCGGGCTGAAGAGGTTGTTGTCGAGCCACGCCCACGTCGCGCTTGCGGCGCTTTGGATGCCGCCCCATACCTGAGACCAGTGCGCGGCGATGTCGAGGAGGCCCGCGACCATCAGCGAAAGCCCGATGACGATCCAGTTGATCGGATCGAAGATCATACTGAGGATCACCGCCGCCCCACCGACGACGAGGAGGACTTCGCTGAATATCTGCCAGGTCTGCACGAGCCACCCGACAAGCGTCGCTACGAAACCGACGACTACATCCAGGACCGTGCCGATCGGTGAGAGTGCGACGATGAGTTTCCCGGCGGCGACGACGACATCAAGAAGCGCGGTGGCGAGCATTGGGCCGTTCTGTTGCAGCCAGACCATGAACTTCTGGAAGCCACCACCCTCGGCCCACTTCGCGAAGTCATTGACCATGGAGGTGATGCCGTCAGCGAGCACCTTGATGATCGGGCCGGACTGGGAACCGATGCTCGTGACTGCTTCGAAGATCGTGACCATGTTGCCGCCCATGGCGTTCATGAAGTCGTTGCCGAGCTTGAAGATGTCCATTACCTCTTTGAGTCCGGTCTTGGACCCGATGAACTTCGCGAGTTCGTCGAAGGTCTGACCGATGCCCTTAGCGGCTTGGAGGATGATCGGCTGCATGTCCTTGAAGAACGGGAAGAGATCTTGAAGCCCGGTCTGAATCAGGGGAAGGAATGCCTCTTGGACCTTGCCCTTGAAGTCTTGAAAGACCGGGTACATCGTGCCCGTGACGAACTCCACGAACCGGCGTCCCGCCGGCGTGAGGTTGTTGAGGGCTTTCTGGTAGGCCTGCATCCCCGAGATCGCGACACTCGAGGGGAGCGCCGCTCGAGCGTAGGCGTTGGCTTGATTGTCGAGGGCGATCGTGACGTTGCGCTCGGCGTCAGAGACCCCCTGCGCGGCCTTCTGCTTGGCAATCGTGATGTTGGTGGCGTCGGTGATCTGTTGCTTCGCTGCGGCCGCCTCGGCCGAGTTGACGTTGTTGATCGCAGTCTGCTGTGCGGTCGTGGCGTCGACGACGGATTGCTGAGCGAGGACGAGTTGGTGCTCGGCTGCGAGGACCTGGACGTTCCCGTCGACGCCGGCGGCCTGAGCCGCCGCGGCGTCACGGGTGAGGACACCGTTGGTGGTTTGGAGGTCCTTGACGCGCTGTACCGCGGCTTCGTAGGTGATCTTCGCCTGGTCCTGCTGGGTGAGCGTGGCGGTGGATCCAGGCTGCAGGGCTTGATCCAAAGCGATCTTGGCGTTCGTCACGTCCAACTGGGCCTGCTGCATCGAGATCGATGCGTCGGCCAACTGGTTCGTGTAGCTGTTGAGCTGGTCCTGGGCGTTCTGGCGCGCAGTGATGACCGCGTTTTGCGCCTGCTGTTCGTTGTACTGGGCTTGGGTGAGGGTGTGTTCGGCGTTCACCAGGGTCTGCTCAGAGGTGAGCACCCTTTGGTTCGCCGCCGCTTGGGCGTTGGCCGCCGCGGTCTCGGCCGCTTGGACCGACCGGGCACCGTTGATGCGAGAGTTGTTGAGGGCTTCGTAGGCCTTTTGTACGGAGTCTGCGGCGACGCGCTCGGCGTTCGCGTTCGCCAGCGCCGTAGCTGGGCTTGCGCCCGTTCCAGAGGACGGGACATTGGAGAACGCCGAAATGGCGGCGGGGATGCCTGAGAAGCCCAGATAAAGCGCTCCTAGGGCCGATGTGGCGCCAGCGATCATCGCCGGCATCGCCGCGAAGGCTCCTGCAGCGAGGCCGCCGAGCGGCACAATGGCCGCGGCGAGCCCTGCGAAGAGAGGTATAAGTGCCCCGACCTGTTCGCCGGATGCCTCGGCGTCCGCGCCGAGTGCACCAAGGCCGGTGCCAGCGTCGTTACCCGAGCCCCCGAGGCCCCCGAGGCTCGCGCCGGCTGCGTCTGATGTCGCGGCGACTGCAGCGAGTTCGAGTTCCGCCTGGGCCGCGTCGACGCTGACGCGGATCTCAGGGTGCTTGGCGCCGACCTCATCGAGCTCGACCTTGAGGGCCTCGATCTTCGTGAGGGCCTCGGCCTCGGAGATATCGATGCCGATCTTCTCGCCACTGAGTGTTTCGAGTTCGGATCGAATCTCCGCGATCTTCGCCATGGCCTCGGTCGTGTCGGCGTTGACCGACACGTCCTTGAGGTTCGCGAGCGCGGCGTCGACCTTGGCCTTGAACGTGTCCGAGAATGTTGTTCCCGAGTTGTTGCCCCACTTGGCGGCCTCGGCGTCGATCGCGTCGGCCATCCCAGAAAATGACGGAATGATCTGGAGAAATGCCGAGCCGACTTCGTAACTCATGGGGCTCCTCTCAGCGTCGGGTCATACGTTCGACGAGCGCGCGATGCTCTTCGCGCTCGATGTTCTTTCGGAAAATCTGCAGCGCGGTGACAGGTCGCCTCACCGGTGGGACACTTGGTTTCGCGCCGCCGTTGCTCATGACGACCGCCTGGACCACGGTCCCGAGTCGATCGACTATCTGAGCGAGCATGACGAGGTGGGGATCCCAATTAGAGAGACGCTCCACGCGCTCCGGCTCGGGCAACTTGGCCAGGTGCTCGGCCAGCTCCTCGTCATTAGCCCGGGCCTCATTGAAGAACGAGTGCCCGGGCAAGTGATCGATGAGATTGAGTAACTTGCGCCACTCCCGGTCGCGCCAAAGTTCTCCGAGGTCGATTCCACGAAACGCGAGGTCCGCCTCGATCGCCTCGCCGTAGCGGTTGATCAGGCCGGCGAGGCGCCGGCTTCCCCCGACGATTGCAGCCCATAATGTGCGACGTACCGAGTGAGTACCGCCTCGAGCACGTACCCATCGACCTCAGGGCTGTGGAAGAACGCATCGAAAGCCTCGGCGCCGAGGGCGGCCCTCATCACCACGGCCGGCTTGGTGATGTCGAAGTTGAGCAACGCCTCGGCCGGAATTGATTTCGGGTCCTTGAACACAAGGACGGTGCCGTCCGAAAGTTCAATCTCGAAAGGGTCGGTTCTGCGCGCAACCTCGAGATCCGCAATCTTCAGTCTTGCCATGTCGAGCCCCTAGGCGGCGTCTGGCAGATCGCCAGAGCCGTCGGTCTCGTCCACGGGGGACTCATCGCTCTCAGTGGGCTCCATGGCCGCCTTGGTCTCTTCGGCTGCCGTCTCGACGGGTGCCGTCTGCTCGATCCAGCCGTCGGCCTTCAGCCGTACCGCGTCGACGGGGCTTGCGACGGTGCGCGTGTTCTCGCCCTTCTTGAATGTTCGTTCCATGCTCCTCATTTCTTAGTGACGAAGCGGGGCTGGCCCGCAAAGGCCAGCCCCGACTCCGGTTGTGTGTTGAACTACGCCTTGCCCGCGATGACGACGGGAATGGCGGACCCTGCCGCCGTGCCTGCGGCGCTCAGGGTGACCTGCGTCGAACTCACGTAGTCCGCGATCGTCGTGCCGACCGGGATGCCTGTCCCTGTGACCACGGCGCCGACATCGTTCGGGAAGAACTCGCCGGTCGTCGCAACCAGCGCGGTCGTGAGTGCCACGGTACAGGTGACATCGCGGTTGAAGCCCATGTCGACCTGCAACGAGAGCTGCCCGTCGCCACCGAACATGTACGACTCGGGGTAACCGAGCGCAGTGTCCAGATACGCGTCGATCGTGACGCCCCAGTCGACCGGGTTGGCGTCGTTGGCATCGGTCTGAGCCTTGAACGCCGTCACCAGACCGCGCGGGAAGAACCGCGCAATCACGAGCTCGCCTGCGTCGGCCTGGTCGACCGCGAGAACGAGGATTCGGTAGTAACGAGGCGTTGAGACGTCAGGACGATCGATCTCGAACGAGCCATTGGCCGCAGGAACAACCGTCGAACTGTCGATGCCCAGATAGAGCCCGATCGTCGACTGGTTGGTCTCCTGGGGGATGATGACCAATTGCGTCTTGTCCGACGTGATGTCGGTGCGCGTCGGGTCGAGGGACTGCCACGAGGTGATGTCGCTCGTCTTGACCGTTCGAGAGAACGCCGCGCCCGCAGCCGACAAGAAACCAAGGTCCCGGTAGCCGGCGGGCAATGGGTTCACCAGGGCGCCCGTGGTTACATCAAAGAGGTTGGCAGCGGTGATCGCAGGGGCCGTGGTGGGAGCGATGAACACTGCGCCCGTGAGTCCCTTGCGGATCAATTCGTTCTTCTTCATGGAAAGGCCAGCGAAACCGGTCGTCGTCATGTGATTCTCCTTAGGTTTGTAGCGCGACCCTCTCGAGGCCAGCGTGGTTGATTACAGCGTTGGACGGCGGGTTGAAACGGTGTAGGTCGCGACTCGTCGTCGCACATTCACGTCGCCCCAGGAAACTTCCATAGGGCCGGTCGTCGTGATGATCCTGTCAATCACGCAATTCGAGAGGACGATCGGCCAGAGCAACATCTTCTGGCGGATTGCCTCTGCGAGTGTGTAGGAGTCGGCTCGAGTGCCGGCGAAGGCATCGACGCTGACTCGGGCATTGTCGGTGATCCGATCGTCACCACCACCCACCCGCGTGATGCGGATGAAGGGGAGCCGACTCAGTTGAACCGTGACGCCGGTCGCGGCCGCGGTTGCGGCGTTGCTCATGACGACGCTGGTCGTGCTGGTGAAGGAGAGTATCGTCGTGCCGGCCGGGATGCCTGCACCTGCGACGGACGCGCCGACATCGGATGCGGCGAAGACCCCCGACGTGACCGTGAGAACGTCGCTCAGAGCCGTGGTGCAGATCAAGCCCCGTCCCTCCATGTCGGGGGGTGTGACTGTCCCGCACGATGCCAGGGGCGTCAGGAGTTCGATCACGGCCGCTTCGACATCGGGGAAATCAAGCACTGGCGAGTCCGTCTAACGTGCGCCCGAGAACGTGGTGCGCCTTGTTGTCGTGCTTGTTGCCCCATTCGACCGCGGCCGCGTGGCCCGACGTGTTCTCGAGCACTCCGACGACGACGGGGTGCGAACCGAACCCGGTCTTGAGCTCTGATATCTCGGTGCGGACTTCGAAGCCCTCGGCGTAATCGCCGGTCTTGATGAAGTCGGCCGCGAGTCCTTCGGCGATCGCAAGACCCTTCGTGGCGATCGCGGTGACAACCGCTGCGACCTCGGGCCCGACTGCGATGGCCTGGAACCCGGCGTGGTTGGGCTTGAACGTGCCAGTTGACATGTCAGCCCTCCGCTGCGGTTAGGTGCGCCTCGATACCTGATTTGGTGTTCGTGAGCGGCGACTCGTAGGAGAACGGCTGGTCGGCCACGCGGTAGATCGTGCCGTCGACGTTCACAGTGTCGGTGGAGAGGATGTCCGAGCCGGGAGGAAGGATGATCGTCAACCCGAAGGTGAGGATGTCCATTCCGCCGGCGATGGTCTCGGTGCTGGTCGTCGGGTAGACGACGCAACCCTCGACCTGGTGCGTCGTTCCCGCGGTGTGGTCACCGAACGCATTAACGGTCTCGCGGATTATCGTGACTGTCTTGGCGAAGGGCCTCGACATTAGAGCGAACCCTGCAGCGGAGTCTGCCTCCGTGAGTTCGAATAGTCGTAGTCCCAAGGAGCGAGGCCCTGACCGGGTGAGTAGACGCCTGTGACGAGGACGCTGACGACGACGGTCGGCGTCGTGCCCCCGCTCAAAGCCGATCCGTCGCCGCCAATCATGGGAACTGGCGTCGTAGCCAGGTCGTTCTGGAAGGTGACTGTGTAAGGTCCCGTACCCGTCACGAGGATGTTTCCGGCCTGGATCACCGGGAGCGCCTCGAGCGCGGCCTGAACCTGGTCTGGGGTCGCGTTGTAGGCGAGTGGCGTCGTTGACTCGCCGTAGAAGTTGAGGGTGAAGGTGCCACCCGTAGGTGCGCCGGTGATCGTGATGAGCTGCATCGCCGAGGTTCCGATCGAGAGCGTCTCGATCGAGAAGGCGCCGGAACGTCCGGCGAGGCGACGAAGGTCTCCGCGCTCTTGGCGCGTGAGGTAGAGATTGGCCGGTCCGCGTTGTACCGTAAACGGTCCAACCGTCTCGGTGAGGATGCCCTCGGGGTTGGAGAAGGCGCGCGCGGCGATGCCGACCACGATGTCGATCGCGGACGCCGGCAGCGGCGTGACGATGCGCTCGCACTTGGACTGTGCGAAGAGGAGGATCTGCGTCGCTCGAGCGGAGTCGATGGATCCTGAAGCCATCCCGAGGTAGGTCTCAAGGTCAGACGGAAGCGCGACTGGAGTGCCCACGAACGTCCTTTCAGCAGGGTAAAGCCCCCTGGCCGCCCGTGGGGGATTACGGACGGCCAGGGGAGAGGTGGACTACAACAGGTCGGTGATGAGCGCGTGGTACGTCTCGGGCCCGTACTCGAGGCCGACTTCGCCGTAGAGCTGGAACTTGCGAGACGATCCGACTCGAGCGAGTTCCTCGACGAAGAGCAAGCCCTTGTCGGGGATCTCGAGGAACACCGGATAGCAGACCGACAGGTCGAGGATGGCGATCTGGTCCGAAGGCATCCAACGGTCGATCATCACCCCGAAGGTGCCGAAGTCGGTGACCAGTGTGTCAACCGCGACGCCGCCGATTGTGCGGTCACGAGTGACCTGGTTCAATGAGGGGACCGCATAGCCGTCGGACAGTTTGACCTTCTGGCCTGAACCGGTAACGATGACCGTTGAAGCGGTCGGCAACTTGGCCCCGTTGTCAAACGCCGTCTGGAGTGCCAGGTCGACCGCGGTCTTCGCGATCAGCGCGGCCTTGGTCAGACCCGTCACCGAACCGTCACCGACCAACGTCAGAGCAGCACCACCAGGCGTCGCCGACAGCGTGAAGGTCGAACCCGAAGGGGTCGTCAACACGTAGTAGCGGGTGTAGGGGGTGATGCCCGTTGTGGTGACGACACCGTGGACGTAGACGGCATCGCCAATGGCGAAGCCAGTCGTCCCGGTCGCGGTGAACACGCCGGTCGACGCCACGACTGTCGCGGTGCCTCCCTGGATCAGCGTTCCGCCCGAAACCTTGTTGGTGGCGATCGCCGAGAGGATGCCTCGGGTCTGGCGCGGTGTCGAGTTGTCCGCCGGCTTCTGGTAGATACCGGTCAGGAAGGACTTCTCGATATCGACTGCCATCGACTCGAGTTCCGCCATCGTCTGTTGGGTCAATTCGTCGAGGATCGCGTCATCAGCCTGGGGGGCGATGTTCGCACCGGCGAAGTTGCCGCGAGCGGCGAGCTTCGTGTACGAGACTTCGATCGCAGACTGGTGGATCTCCACCACGTTGTCGACGTTCGAGCGACTGCGCTCGGAGCCGGTAGGCGCCGCAGCGCCTTCCAAAGCCACGTTGTTCGCGCTCGAGGTCCGGCGGTCGACCGTCTGCCACTCGAACTGAGTCGAGGTGGTCATCTTCGCCCCACCAAGACCGCCGATGGCGCTCAAGAAGGGGGTTTCGGTGGGTGTCACCACGAACAACTCACCGTGATAATTCGGCAGGTTGAACGTCGTGCCTTGCCCGACAATTGTAGACATTTAAGTCTCCTTAACTGGTTAGACCGGGCGAGGCCGGTGGTTACTACTGCTGTTGCTGCAAAGCCATGGCGGTCTTGAGCGAGATTGCCTCGCGCACATTTCCCGCCTTCTCGGCAGCCGCGAGTTGCGCTGCGAGGGTTGGTGCTCCCAAGGCCGAACCGCCTTGGGCGGCGTTCGGTAGCATTCGCGGCGTCACCGTGGCCCCAGCTACCGCTTTCGCAAGCAGCGGGTTCTCGGCGACGGCCTGCGTTATTGCTGCCGTGATGCCAGCCACGTCAGTCGGCTCGAGGGACTGGACCTTCGTTAAGAAGGAACGCGAGTCCAAGAGAGCCACTGCGTTAGCGTTCGCGCTTTCGGCCGCCCTGTAGACGGCCAGTTCGACGGCCAACTGCTTGGTCTGCGACTCGGAAGATGCAATTTGGGCCTGCAACTTTGCAGGGTCCAATACCTCTTCTGGGATGATCCCCAGCGCCTTGCCTAGAGTCTCGGAAATTGCCCTGGTAGCGTCGGCGGTTGCCTTTTCCGCTGCCCTGGCGGCCTTCACGTCGCTCTCCGCTCGAAGGTTCTGGATCAGTTTCCAGGCCTTCTCGGGATCGAACTCTTCGGGTGTTCCCCACGGTGGCGTCGCCACTGGCGCTGCCGGTGAGGTTGTTGCTGCCGGTGAGGTTGTTGCTGCCGTCGGTGCTGGTGCCGGCGGAACGGCCGCTGGTGGCGTTTCAGACGTGACGGGTTGGTTCACTGGATCCATTTGGTGACCTCCTGGGTCGTAAAGGCCCGCTCCTGGCGGGACCTTCTACTTGGTTGGGTACTTGGCCTCGTAGGCGTTACGGAAGGCTTTACGCATCTTCTTTCCGCCACGGACGCCGCGGGTACTCTCCTTGTAGAGCTGTTGCCACTCGCGCACTTGCGCCGAGGGCTCGTAGGCATTGAACACCGGCACCGCGAAGCACCGGCAGTTGTTGTGACTCTCGAAACTCGCTGAGTCCTCAGAGCGGTACACAGCGCCGCGCACCGCGAGCATGGCGCAAAACGAACAGCAACCCGGCTCGGTCTCGCGCGCCCAACCTTTGGCCTTGCGGTCTGACTGGACTGCGTTGATGATCGTCATGCGTCCGGTATCGAGCACGTTGCGCTCGACGACGCCCTGCACGGTCGATTGCACCGCCTGAAGGTCAGGGTTGGGCTTCCATATCTCGCGGGTCGCCCAACGGGTAGAGGCGTCGATCTGCGCCATCGGTGGAAGCGGCGCGTGCTTGACGGCGATCGAACCGGGGATGCCCGACGCGATGCGCATCTTGGCGTAATACTTCGCGGCTTCGTTCGCCGAGACCCGGCTGAACTGCTGGGTCAGGGCGGCGATTGCTTTAATGAAGTCCTCGATGGTGGACGGATCATTCGGGTCGAGCAGCGCCCAGGCCCGCTTAAGCGGATCCCCGAGGAGGGAAACGAGCGCCGATTGCTGCGCCTGGGCAGTCGCCTCGACCGAGGCGACGGTAGGCGCGCCCATTACGGCTTAGCGGGCTCGACCGGTGCCGCGGGCTCCGCCACCGGGATCTTCTTGCCGGGAGTGCCGGGAACCGTGTCGGACGCAGCGATGTCCGCGAACATGGCCTTGTCGACTCGAGCGGCCTTGCCGATGAGTGTGTGCGACAGCTCGGCGAGGATCCCCTCAGCCTGGTCCTTCTCGCGGTCGAGCACCATCTGGGCGCGCTCCATGGCGCTGAACCCAAGACGCTTGGTGATGACATCGGACGTTGGCGGGACTGCTCCTGCCTCGACCATCTGGAAGATCGCCTGGGCCGTCGACGCCGGCGTGCGGGGCGACGGGTCCATCCAGTCGGTCTCCATGCGGTAGGACTCGGGAGGAAGACTGCCGTCGCGGATCAGGAGCGCGAGGCGCATTGCATCCTCCCAGGCGTCACCGAACTGGATGTGCTTGTTAGTCGATCGCACCGTGAGCTCTTCGTAGCCGGATCGGATGGCGTCGGCCGACGCCGGGTTTCCGTCCGAGTAGACGCCGAGGAAGTGAGGCGGGACGCCCATTTCCCCCGACATGATCTTGGCGTAGGCGTCGATCAATTCCGTGTAGGCCTTGGGGTCGCCGCTCTTGAATTCGCCGACCTGAGGGTTCGGTGCACCGTCGTCGGGTGCAGGGATCGCCCAGACCTTGCTCAGGTAGGTCTCCCATGCACTCACGGGGCTTCCATCGGACTTGACGAACTGGTCTTCACTCGCGCCGAGGATGTAGCGGCGCGGAGCTGCGTAGAACTCGCGGCCGAGTTCCATGCTGAGAAGCGTTCGAGTTGCCGAGTCAGTGGTGTTCATCCACTCGGGCGTGATCTCGGAGAGGCCGTCGCGGTTGTTCAGTCGGCAACGGTTCGCCATGCGCACCACCGGGACTCGACCGAGCATGTGGTTGTCACGGGTGATGACCTGCCAGCCGCCGGCGTTCTTGTTGTTCAAGATGTTCGTACCCTGGCGACCCAAGTGAATCGTCGAGTTCGGCAGATAGAGCGCCGCGATCTGCTGTCCATACATGTCCGAGGTGAAGTCGCTGTCGAGATAGACCTGGAACGCCGCGGTGACACGGCGCATCCGAGCGTCCCAGAGGGCCGTCATATTGAGCGGTGACTCCGCGGTGACCAAAGGCTGACCGAAGGTCGTGTCGTCGCCGGAACCGACAACCAGGTAGCAGCGTCCGTAGACCAGGGCGTCGATGTGCGCCAACTGCGACTCGGAGTCGAGGTTGTTCGCCTGCCAGATCGACCACACGTCCGCGTCGGTCTTGGGCTGCTCGGGGTAGCGGAATCCTTCGACACGGCAGCGGTTCGAGATCGCGTCGACGCCGACTCGAGGCCAACCAATAACGGTACGGAGCTTGCTCAAGGACGGAGGAATCGAGATCCCAAGGTCCTGCATCTTCTGGAGGCCGTCGTAGTACAGGCCGCGAAGTTGTAGATAGGGCCGCTGCTCGAAGAGCCGAGTCGCGAGGAACGACGCAATCCGCACTTCCTGCTCGGTGAGACCGAGGGTGGGAAGCGTGGCGATGTCGGCCGAAGCCATCGCAAATAACGGGTCCAGTGTTGGGGTCTGACTCATTGACATCGCTCAGACCTCCTAGTTCTCGAGTACGATCACGCGGCGTTTGCCGGTGCCACGCTTTTGGCGCTTTTCCCATTCCTTCGTCGACATCACCAGTCGGCGCACCATCCGAGCGCCAATCATGCAAACGGCGAGGTCGACCTTGTGAGGCGAGTCCTTCGACTCCTTGCCAATCGAGACTCCGTAACGCCCGAGGCGCCGGCGAGCATTGACGACGTGCCGGTGAAGCATCGGGTGTCCGTCCTGCGTGAACGCCTTCTCCGCGATCTCGTCGGCGACGAGCTCGCAGGCCTTCGTGAAATCGAAAGCGTGTGAACGCATGTCCCAAGCGATTGGCTGAGGATTCCGACCGCTTGGGACCGCGCTGATGAGCAACTTGTCGGCGTATCGCTCGGGCCACGTGACCTGTGTGAAACCTTCCCACTCCTTCACGTCAGCGAAGAAAGCGACAACCTCCCACTTCTCAAATGCCCGCTCGACAGTTGCGTCGACCTCGGCCACCGGGATCACGTCATCGGCGACCTTCGGATTTGGCTCCCACCCTCCGATGACGAAGACGTGGCCGTCCGACATCGCACAACCGACGATGCCGGTACCATCGCTGGATTTTGAACCGTCGAAGAACATGACGATCGGCTCGCCATCTTGGATTACTCGAGCAGTGGAGGCCTCGCCGGTCTCGGGGTCCTTTGACTCGTGAGCTCGTAGAGCCTCCCAGTTCATCGGCGTCGTCCACGCGTCTTCCGACGCAGTGGGCTGGTTCAAGTAGAAGCGCCGGGTCACATCAGGGAGTGTGCGCAGGTCGTACACACGCTCCTTGAGTGTCTCAAGGTCAACCCAGGGACAGTCCGCGTAGACGTACCTGAGCGCCTCCATCAAGGACTGCTCGTCTTTCAGATCCGTATCCGCCGGCGCGATTCTGGCGTCGTAGAGAATTCTCGACGTGCCTTTTGTTCGGCCCTCCTCCTGGGCCCTCCATGCTTCGTAAGTGGCCTCGGCCACGGACTGGCTTCCCGGCTCCCACGCGTTCGCTGTCTCGATCGCTCGAGAGGAGGACTTCGCGAGGTTGCGGTCGAGGACCGCGGCGAGGTCTGGACCACCGGTGGCCGGCTTCCAATGTTCGGTCTCGTCTTCAACGGCGAAGGTGACTTGAGCGCCTTCGGCGGCTGACGCCGACGAGGTGATGACTTCGAGCTGCCCACCCGTAGGCGTGTAGAAGACCGTCTTGCCGACATCGATTGCGTAGTGGCGGGCGACGCGCGAATTCTTCAGCGCCATCTGGCGCACCATGCGCATCGTGTTGGCCGTCTGGCTCTCCGCGGTCGCGGCGATCTGGACGAGCGGCATATCGACCGTGCGCCCGACACAACCGCCGGGGACCTTGGGGTCGAAGTCCTTGAGTCTTACCGGTCCGAGGAACTCCTCGAGCGCCAGGACGGCGGCAAAGGGAGACTTCCCTGATCCTTTGGCGAGACGTCGTGCACCGTGGTGGAATATCCACCGACCAGCCTCGTCGACGGCATACCACCAAAGCATGAAGCGGGCCTGTCCGTCAGTCGGTACCCAAGGTTCTCCAGCGTGGGGGCCGTCCGGCTGAAGAAGCCATTTAGTGGCGTGCTCAATGACACCCCACCCGAGCGTCAGTTCAGGCAGCCCACCTGGAAGAGTTGCCTGACCATCAGCCACTGGCCAGTCGTGTCTGAATGTCCGTCACAGTGGCGAGCGCCCGGTCGGCGTGGGGATCGGTCTGCGGGCCCTTCTGGAGCTCGAGTCCGACGCGCCGGCGATCGCCCTCGGTAACGAGCAGCGATGTCATCGCCCGCAGGTAGGCGGTGAGACTAGCGCCCTTCATTGGGATGCGCTCATGGAGAAGTTCTCCCGAATCCGTGAACCCGACGAACTGCGGCATCAGGTCGCGACTGATCGACTCGGCCAACAGAACGGCGAGCGCCCAGTCGGAAGCTTCGTAGAACTCTGACTGGCCGGAGAGCGAGAGCGAGTTGAAGAACTCGAGCGCGATCGGATGCCAATCCGGGTTCGCCTTCGGGATCTTACTGACCGGCGCCTTGGCGGCCTTGACCACCGGGTTCTTCGGTTTGTTGGTCCGACGACGTGTTGCTTGCGGCTTTGGTGCGGGGCCTCTGGCTCCCATGGTGACCTCCTGGGTCGAAGAGCGCCGCCTGGGTGCTCTACTTGGTGCGGTTGCCCCTCACGACGTTGCACCGCAGGTGAGCACATCTAGTGTTCACCCGCGTGTGTGCACCGCCAAGACTGAGTGGCGTGATGTGATCCAGCGAGACACTCATCGGATCGGGATGTTTCAGATCGCGGTCAACTGGTTCGAAGCAGATACCGCAGATCCAGCTGTCTCTTTCGAAGATCTCGGCAACGCTGAACTTCTCTGAATTCGCGCCGCGCTTGCGTGCCTCGCGCTCGGCGAAAAGGGATCTCCGACGATCGTTCCAACCTCCGAGTTCGGAGTACGTACGAACATCGCGCTTTCGGTTCTTATTGCCGCCAGCCTTCGCATAGTGCGAAGCCATTCGTCTTCTGTGAACTTCTCTACAGCCAGGGCATCGGCATCCCGAACTGTACCCGTCGAAGCCAGGGCGCCCACATGGAGGAATTAGCGCGTTTTCCGGGGAAACCCTGCGTGGCACCGTCAAAACCTCCCCGCTCACCCTAAACGTTAAAACCCGTACAGATTGGCAGACGCAATACGGAACGGGTCGGCCTGGCCGGGCCCAGGGGGGTGGGTGGGGGGGCCAAAGGCAAGCCAGGTTCGCGTATTCGTGCTGGCCGCGCGCGACGCGCGCACGATCGCCCCGCCCGTACCGATCAATGCACTCAGTAAGGCACCTGCCCCCCAGAAACTTCAGCGATTCGCTGGGAGTCTGTACTGAAATGCTCTCGAGCCGCCGACTGGCGACGACGAGCGCCTGCTACTTGCCCGACTTACCTGGCTTGCCACGAGTTGTGGCAGTAGGACGAGCAGCGACTGATGGTTTGGGTGGCGACTTTGCTGGCGTCATAGGTGCAGAACCTGATTGATTCGACTTGAGTCTCTTGTCTGCCGACGTTCCCTTGCTCGGTTTGCCACCCATGTCAGACCTCCACAGTCCACCGCTCCAACAATTCGAATATGCATCTTGCCTAGGAAAGCAACCACATTCAGTCGACTAACCCAGGATGCCGTTCGACAGGGCGTTTCCTTTTAGGTCTCGCTGCTTCACGTTCTCGGATCGTCTTGGCTCTGTGACACGGGTCATCGTGTATGGCCGCAAGATTCGACGGGTCGTGGTTATCGCCAGGAATGCGATGGTCTACCTGATTGGCGCCAGGTAAGTGACACTCACAACAGATGTACTCATCACGCTCGAGTATTGAACGCCTGAGCGCGGCCCAATTGCTCGGCAAGCGATCTCGGCGAGTGGAAGTAGACCAGTTAGACATCTAGTGGCAGCGGTGAGATTCGAACTCACGATCTTCGGGGTATGAACCCAACGGGAACGACCAGACTTCCCCACGCTGCGCCGAGTGATTTCCATCTAGAAATGACAAAGAGCGGTGTCTGGAAACACCGCTCGCAACATACGAAAAAAAACTACCAGTTTGGTAACACGCTGTCAAGCATTAACGATTGACGGTGGCTACAGATTGTCGCTTGTGATGCCTTCGCGAGCGTCGCGACGTTTCTGAACGGTCACCACGATCGCGAGCCCGACGAAATAGACGAACTTGACGAGTATCCACATGAACCCGAAGAGCAGGATGAACGGGAAGAAGATGATGATCGTGAGCGGTGACAGACCAACGAAGAAGGCCGGTCGGCTCCTGACGTTGGTTTGAGGGGTCATATTGCGATGCTAGACCCACCCCCGTCAGATTGCTAGTTTCCAAACGGGGTCAATCCCTTGCATTGTTGACACTCCCCTGGCACTGAAATCAAAGGCCGGTAACCGTTGTTATGTTAAGTTGGCGATTCTTGCGATGGAATTTCCGTCAAGCCTCAGTTCGGCGGTGTCGCGGGGAATTGCCTCATCAACGTCCACTTGCCATGGGCTTTGCAGGGCAGTTGGACCATCAGTTCGCCTGACCTCGAATCGTCCCGTATGCCCGACCGGCAAATCGGCCAGCGTAAGGTCGCCTTCAACCTTCACTCCGTCGATGTGCGTCAGGACGACAGTCGTATCGGATGCCTCGAGCTCGTTCTCGAGACGCTGCGCTAGTCGTTTCCCTGCGTCGACGCGCCCCATGTTGTACGCCAGTACTGCCAACCGGCCTTCCTCATCCTTAAACCAGAGATCCCAATAAAGACCATCGCGACAAATGAGCAGCCAGTCGCCAGCCGTCCAACGAAAAACTCCATCGGCCACCCAGTTGAGCGTCACGAGATCGTCACCTGACACGAAGCCGACCCGCTCACGCCCGAATACGGGCCTGATGAGCCGGGCGCGTACCCAGCCGTGTAGGTCGCAGTCACCGTGAACGTCCCAGGACTGCCGAAGTGATACGACGCGAAGTTGTAGCCGTTGCCGCCGGCGTTGGTGTTGAGCGTTCCGCCCGAAGAGCTCCAACTGAAGCCCGTATTGATTCCCGGTGGCGTCCCCGCGCTACCCGAGACTGTCGCTGTGAACACGAGATTGCTGTTGACCGCCGATGCGGTGCAGCCGCTGATCGTGACACTGATCGTCGGAGCCGGTGCAGCTGTCGTCGTAGTTGTCGGTGCGACAGTCGTGGTCGTCGTGGAAGCCCCACCAGGAGCCGGTGCGCTAACGCCCGCCAGCGTCGTCGTGGTCGTCGGAGCCGTCAGATCAACGGGTTCAGTCAATTGGCCGGCCGATTGACCGTAGGTCACGTCGCCTAAGAAGATTCCAGCGATCAAGTGCGAGCCGGTGTCGCTCGAGGTGTAGGTCTCTGTGCACGAGTACGCCAAAGAGCCCTGAGACGTCGGCGTGGGTCCAGTGCAACCGGTGAGTTTCACACCGTTATCCGTCATGTAGACCGCAGCCTGAGTCGACGTTAGAACGTCAGCAACTGTCATCGAGTAGGTGATGAGATCTCCGACAATGGCCGGTGACTCGCTCGGCGTGATTGAAATCGCAGTCGGCGGGTCGCCGCCCTTGGTCGTGGTGGTCGCTGGTCCGAAGTTGACGCAGACCGCGAAGCGGACGCGCTTTCCCTTGACCATGTGAGTCTCGGTTCTCTTCACGAAGCCAACTCGGCAGATCTTGGCCTTTCCGAGCTTGTAGGTCGGGTGTGCACTCGCCGATCCGATGTTCACGAGCCCCAAAGAGAGGACGGAAATCACGAGTGCTGCGATCAGTGTGCGGTAAGCCTTCATGGTGCTACTCCCCTGGTTGATCTCTTTTGTCGACAGTAGTCGGGATATCGCTCTGAGTGTCCGAAGGCCGGAAGGGTGCAAAAGCAACCGCGTCGATTGGCCAAAACTCCCACGGCCCCGGTGTCGCTACCGCCTCCCGCGCCTCAATTTCTTTCAGTCTGTCGCTCATTCGCTACTCCTGTCTCCGTACTGCTCGGCTAACTCGATGCCCGCTTCCACGCCTTCGTGATAGACGCAGGAACGCCACACGCCGGACGAAAACCGGCAGGCATCACAATCGTTTCGGTGGATTTCTAGCGCCTCTCGGGGTGTGGGGCTAGTCATGGGTGCGCCCTTCATTGGCTGGCGTGGCATTTTGTTGGCAAAAGGCAAATCCGGTTCGCGTCATCACCAAGATTGCACGTCAGGCGGGGCGATCCATATCGACACGACGCCAGCAGCAACCGACGCTAACAGGATGAGAAAACCGACAATTATCAGTGTCCAACCAAATCTATCGCTCACTTCTCCCCCTCACTCGTCGCCTGGGCTAGTGGGGTGCCGCAGTCGGGACAATGCTTGTTCGGAACTTTCCTGCCTAAAAAGCCGTCTCCGTTCGGGTCAAGCCAGCGCATGAGTTCGTGGTCGCACTCCACCGACTCGGGTTCACTCGTGGTAGCGAGAATGGCGTCGGCGCGGCGCGCGAGCACGTTAAAGATCACCGCGATGCGTTCGCCGTCCTGCTCGAGGCCTTCGCGGTTGTTGTAGAGGTCCCAGGTGAGTTGTTTCGCTTCGGCGAGCGTTTCCAGGATGTCTTGGATTGTCTCGAGGAGGTCGGCGTCTAGCACTGAAACACTCGGGCCCGACGGCCGCGCTGGCGACGCCGGAACCTTGTCCAGGCCGAGTTGCGCCCTCTCGTCGCCGGTCAAAGGATGCTGGTCTCGAGATCGACCACAGATCGCGCAGCCTTCATTGCCGTTCTCGTCTCTGACGTTGAGCTCTCGCTTGGCGAATGGGTGGTTAGCGAGCATGGCTACCAACTTCCGTACGAGTCGCCGACGGTGCCGAACAGTTCGGTGACGGTCTCGATATTCAAGTGTTCAGAGCAGAGATCGAAAATAGAGAACTGGTCGACACGCGCGTAGAGCGTCGTCCATTCGTCGCATCCGGGCGCCCGACAAAGACGTTTCGTGTCTGAGTGGACGCCGCGGAGCTCGACGCGATTCTCCAAGATGTACTGCGTTTGATGCTCGTAGGCACCTTCCCGCGTGTCGTGGCCAGGACAGTCCTGGGCGCAGTAGCCCTCCGCCCACACCCGACCATCGTTCATGCAGGTGTAGCGCCACTTCCCCGCGTCTGGTTGGTCTGATTCCGGGTTGATTTGGCGTGGCTGGTGATAGTTCATTACTCCCCTGTCGTTCGGTAAGCCAAGATGGCGTCGCGCAGTCGCTTCATCGCTATGTGGTCGGTCATGCTCCCCGGTAGGTGATCGATCAGCTCGTTCAGAACCTCACTCAGCCCCTTCGGTTCGACGAGGGTGACGAGCAGCTTGCCCGCAACGTCGATCGCCTCGTCGATGGCGTGGTGGTACCCGTCGACGTAGATCCTGTGGCACCTGGCTGGTGTGATGTTGGCTTTCAAGTCCCAGATGGCGTCGACGACCTGCTGTCCTAGGACTGGCCCGCCGAGAGGCTCAGAAGTCCCGACCCCCATCGCAAGGTCAAGAGCATTCGCGACTGCTCGATTGCAGGAATCGCAGTCAGTATTGCGGCCGTTCCAGAGGACCTGGACGATCGATCCCTCTACGCTCAAGATGAATCCGTGCTCGATACACTCGAAGTGACCTCTAGCCATCACTCCCCCGCCATCGCTGCGACTGATTCCTTGCAGTTCCGACAGATCGGGCTGTAAATGCCCTTCTCGGCACCAACCATGTCGCTCTCGACGCGCAACGCCGATTTAAGTTCTCCCTCAAACTCAGCGAGTGGCTCGTCAACGATCCGCTCTACGGTCTCGACGTTTGCAGCCTCGGCGCCGTTGACGACAATCTCCTGCGGGCTCACATATCCCACGAAGCGCAGACACACCTCGTCACCGATCAGTCGAGCCAACCAGTGGTGCGAGTTTCGCGGGAAGCCACAACGGGTGCAGCGTTCGAATCTTCGAATCCTGCGCTCCCGTCCCCGGTCCCACGCCCTCTGAGCTCGTTCTTCATTTGCCATCGGTATTTCCCCCTTCATCGGCACTGCTCGGTTGGTCGGTCTCATCGACGAGTGTGAGATCGCGTTTCACGCCCACGTGGGCGGTGAGGCAGAAGCTCTCCGATGAGACCACGATGGCCGTCGTCCTGGTCTCCATGCGCCTGTAAACCCCGGCTGCGATGCCGAGGAGCGAGACCCACACCTGCTGGCCCAAGTCGTTGTCGAGGAAGGTGAAAAGCTCGAGCGCACCGGCAAAGTCGTGATTTAGCTGAGCCTGGATGATGGCCTGGGATGTCTCGGCTACTTCGCGCGCCTCCTTGAGAGCCGCTTCGTCGGCGGCGAGTTCCGGCGTGATACCGAAACCAAGAGAGACGCGATGGTCTCCTTTGCATTTGTCGCCGCAGACGCTTTCAATCTCGTTCACGATCAACGCCAAGAAGCCACCGAGGCTCATCAGCCAACGCTGCTTGTGGTCGGGCCAAGATTCTTCGAAATCTCGAATCGCCGTCACCACATCACCGCCGTGGGCCTTGGCTTCCAAGACCGACACCATCTTCTGGGTGAAGACGAGAATATCCGCGTCGCTGAGTGCCATCACGCCGCCTTTCCGTTGATCGCGATCTCGACGCGCACCGCCATTGCGGCCGCGGCTTCGAAGGAATCCACGTGGGCGTGGATCAGGTTGTTGTAGCCGTACCAGACGCCGTGGCGCTCGTAAGAGGCACGATTAAGCGACACGTGGGTGCCAGTCGGGTCGGTCTGGATCTGGTAGGGGCCATTTCGCCAGCGGGTGTTGCTCGCCATGTGCCAGACGAGGCCGGCTGCGGTTCGAACTGTCGGGTCGTTCACTTCTCCTCCATCGCTCTGTAAAGGCTGTCGAAGTCGTTGGCTGGCACGATCACGATGTCGTGGATGTCACGCACGAGCCAGTGGCCGAGCTTCACCGACGCGATGTCCTTGCCGTCCTTGTCTCGGATGATCGCCAGTTTGTTCTTGGCGCTCCAGACCACGGACTCGTTCTCGTGAAGGATGCTCAGATCGAAGTCCTTCTCGAAGAAGAACGCGCGCACATGGCGCTTAGACTGTACGAAGACCGTCACGCCACACCATCCAGATCACTGATCTCCTGGGTCTTGAGGATGTCCGAAGGGATCTCGAGCGTTTCGCTCCCCTTCTCCGCTTCGGGTCCCACGTACGAAGGGACCTCGATGTCGACGACGAGCAGTGCCGGGTTCGCGACCGCGGGCAGTTCGACGCACTTGCGCGCGGCGTTGACGGCCCACCCCCACTGAAAACCGGAGCAGCCGTACATCCCGTCAGGGAATCGGCCGTCCTCCTTCATGCGTCGGCTCCAGCCAGCGGCGACGAGGATCGGCATCTTGTGGTAGTCGATCGAGCCGTCATGTAACTTGGGCCACTCGATGATGTCCTCGACCGGAAGGTTCGCCCGGTTCGGGTTCTCGAGGAGCCACTCGAGAATCTGACGAGCGAGCCAGCGCGTGCAGGCGTCATAACCGCCCTCCTCGTAGTTCCACGGTGGACCGTCCGCGTTCCTGATCGACTCGACGAACTCCTCCATCGACGGGCGAGGCTGTGACTCTTCGGTTTCATCCCCCAGGATGACCCTGAGCGCGTCCGTTGCGCTGATCCCTTGCATTGCTCCGTCATTCATGTGTTATCCCCTCGTTGGTTGTTGTGTAAACGGTGGACCGTGTACGGTCCGTGTTGTAATTCAAAATCTGCCCGGACACTCCCCCGCCTCGGCGGCCCATTCGACGCCAAAGCGCCCGTTTCGCTCGAGATAGAAGACCGCGACGGCGCTTTGCTGATCGCCAGTAGCCCGATTTGGTGACCACGATCCGGTCCACAGAGGAAGTCCAAGCTGCGTGGCCGCGAAGTTCCATATCTGGAATGTCAATTGATACCAACCTTGGCTCGCCGAGCCGTCGTTCAGATGGTTGCGCGATTCGTGGAAGCGGATGCACTGAAAGGTCCGCTGCAACGGCGGGGCTAGAAAGCGTGTCGGGTCGGTCTTGTCGGGGTAGCGCCCTCCCGGCGATTGCCAAACCGAAGGCGTCGACAAGTTGGTCGGCGAGATCAGTGGCGATGCGGACCCACGTGTCGGCGAGGTCGGCACCCGCACGCGCGAGCCAGCAGAGGCAGGCATCGGATTGAGGGTGCAAAGGGCAACGAGGACTGCTGTCAGAACTAGTTTCAGGCGTGTCATGGGACTCCGATGGTCGAGGGATATTACGCACGGCGAAAGGCGTTGGTCACGCGCGGTCACCTCCCTCTTCCCCCTCTGGCAACGTCAAGATGACCGTTCCCCACCTGCAGTCGCTGACATGTCCAGCGGCCAGCATCAGTGTCTTGGTTACGAGCTGCTCGGGAGACTGCGAGGCATCGCGGCGAAGCGCGGCGAGTGCGCCGGTGCAGAACGCCTCCCCTATCCCGATCGTCCCCATCTGGCCGTAGCGGATCACCTGGTACGTGTCGTCGATCTCGTAGAGTCCCTCGCGGCGCACGATCAGGATTCGCCAGCTGTCGCCGACCTTGCGTTCGAAGAGCGCCCGCGCGATCGCGTAGGGGTCGTCGCTCTCGATCTCTTGGATGAGCCAGTCAACTGGTCCAACGCCTGCCGAGCCAATGAGCGCGTCGCCATGCCGGAAAACCTTCGGCGTCTCGGACTTCATGAAGACGCCCGAAGACGAGTACACGGCCCTGTCGCCGCCGATGCTCCAGGTCTTGCCGTCGGTGGCTCCCACGATGACGGTCACTACGCGGCCTTCCACGTCGAGGCGTAACGCCCGTGACTGGTCATGGTGCGACCGGCCGCGACGATGAGCCGCTTGTTAGACAGTTCGATGCGCCGCGGGCGCGCGGTGTTCTCCTCGAGGCCGAGCCTCTTGGCGATCTGCTGGTCCGTAAGCTCCTCGTTCTTCAACAGTTCGAGGATGCTCTGACGGATCGCCGCCGTGCGGCTCTTGATCGACCTCGCGGCTTCGAGGCTCTCTTCCGAGTGCTCTACGAACGCCGGCAGGTCGGGCTTGGCGTGGACCTGAAATGGCAGTAATTCGGATTCAGGTATCTCGTACCCGAACAATGTTGGCGCTTCCATACGTCTCCTCACGTTGGTTGCTTTGGAACTGCTGTCGGTGTTGCTAATCGTCCTTTCAGTGAACGAGGTTGTGTCCGGTTTTTCCTGCTACTCCGCTTGGCCGAGAGCCCGGCGAAGGGCTCGGCCCACCCATTGCGCGAGGCTTATCCCCTCGCGCTCTGCTGCGGTTTTTACTGCGTCACGCACTTCGGCGGGCACCCAATAGGTGGCTCGCACATTGCGCTCTTCCCACGGCTTCGCTTGCTCCGTTGTACCGTGTACGGTCTGCGGTGTGCGGTCCACCGTAGACGGTGTGCTTGGGTTGAGTCGGGCCGACAGGCGCGCTCGACGGGCTTCCTGGTCGCTCATGCTGTCTCAACGATCGTCTTGGCCAATTCGCGGACTACTTCGGCGATGTGCCCGGTCGGGTCGGTCGCGAGAACCGAACGGCCCTTCTCCCACGAGTTCGTCGCGGCGACGCGCTTTCGGATGCGTGCAAGGACCGGGACCCCGAGCAGTTCCAGATCCGCGTCGACGCGCTGCGCGGCGTTGGTGTCGGCGTACTGGTTGATGACGAGACCGATCACGTTGACCCCGACGTTGAGGGCGTGGCGGATCGAGTCGATCTGGTCGAGCAGCAGTTCGAAGGCCCTGAGGCTCAAGCCGTCGGGCAGCATCGGGACTAAGACCTCGCCGGCGGCGACGATGGCGTTGTCAGTGAGCGGCCCCAGTGAAGCGGGGCAGTCGATCAGCACGTAGTCATACGAAGGAGCCAGGGGAGTGAGCAGTTGCAGAAGCCGCGACTCGCGTCCGCGCTGCGAAGTGAGCCTGGCCTCGACGGTGAACATGTCGAGGTTGGACGGCAGCACGTCGAAGCCGTCTTCGGTCGGCCTGATGATCTCCTGGGCGAAGCCGGGGGAGTCGCCGAGCAGTTGACTCGCGAGGGTCTCTCCGGTGCGGTCGTATTCGGCGAGCAGCCCCGCTCCGGTCGTTGCGTAGCCCTGTGGGTCCAGGTCGACGACGAGCGTCCGTAGACCGCGCTCAGCGAGTGCGGCCGCCAGGTTGAGGGTCAGCGTGGTCTTACCCACTCCGCCCTTCTGATTGACAATGGCTATAGTTCTCATACCGTGTACGGTACACCGTAGACAGTTGTCGGCGCTGGCAATCGAAGTCACTGCTGGCCCTTATTTTTCTCAGGGACGACCATGAGCGCGGGCCTGGCGCCGAGCACCTCAGCGATGGCCTTGCGCGCGGATCCGTAGCTCTTGAATTCAGCGCCCTTCGCCGACGGCACGAAGTAGAGGATCCACGCGGCTTCGACGCCCTTGGACGCTGATCTACGGACGATCTTGAACTTGCCGTCCACCGTGGTCCAGGCCGTGTGGGCCTTGTTCCAGTTGCCCCTCACCGTACCGTGGGGGAGTCCGTCGATGGTTTGAGGGGTCACGACTTCCTCCGATCGATTGCGGCGATCCACGCGACGATGACGGCGGCGGCCTGAATGAGCTCCTCGCGAATGAACTCGGGCTCAGTCTCAGCGTACGACTCGTAAATCTCTTCGGTGAGAATGTGCTCCCAGGTAACGTTGCCTTCAATCGCAGCTTCTTGACAACGGGTCTTTGCCGCATTGCCCATGAGGGCGAAGGCCACGTCACCAGTCCCGTCAGGGTGGTTCTGCTCGCCCCATTTTTCGTCTTGACGGCGGCGCTCTTGAAGTATCTCGGCGAGGACGAGTGCGTCGACTACATCAGGCTGCGTCATGAGCCGCCTCAGACTTCTCTTTGACCAAGAGCGACTCGACATCGCTCACGGGGTAGCCCTGGGACTTCAGCATCGTCATGTACCGCTCGAGCATCGGTCGAGCGAACGAGCTGGGACGCCACGAGTGCGTCTTGAGAAGGTCCTCGCGGGCCTTGACGAGCTGACCGAAGACAACGACGAACGACTGCTCGAAACCGCGTATGGATCCCTTGAACTGAGTCTTGGCTATCTCGCTCGGGTCGAGGATGATCTCATTGAGGACCCACTGCTTGGCCGCCTGGTTGATCTCGGTACGCAGCGCGAACTCGTCGAGCCAGGTCTCGCGCACCTTCGTCGCGGTCGCCCAGGCCTTGTTGTTCGCGATGACCTTACGACGCTCAGCGGTCTTCTTCTCACGCTCCTTGTCGGTCACCGGGTTCTTCGCAGCGACCTCGCGCGTCCTGGGCCAAGGCTGCTTGGGCTTGTCAGAGAGCTTGTGACCGCTCGATTCCCAATCGGCGCAGTAGTCGACGATATGCGGCTTGCCCTTCTCCCAGTGTCCGGGAATCACCAGCAGGTACGCCCGGTTCGGGCAGTTCTTGTGCCCCACGGCCGTGAGTTTCTTCCCGTCACCGGTCGTGAGGTTGTGCAGCGGCTCCGCACCCGCGACCGGCCGCTCCCACTTGGAGAACGGCTTGATCTCGATGCAACCCTTGACACTGGCCTTGAGTTCCTTGATAAGCGCCTCGGTCGCGTCCTCTTCGTCAAAACGCGCCAACAAGTGGGGGAGTTGCTCGGGCTTGTCCGAGAGCGTGTACGCGATGTCGTCCAGGCGCTCAGGGCTGTTGCCGTACTTCACCATCGCGGCCGACTCCTCGAGCGTGAACTGGCGATTTTCCGGAGCGAGCGCCTTGATGGCGGTCTTCACCTTCTTCGGGGCCTTCGACACCACGCGCGCCGACGCTACGTCCTTCTCGGTGATGGCCAGCGCAGCGCTGATCTCAACGTCGGTCATTTCGAGACCATCGAGACGACTCACCGCGTCCGAGAGGTCGTCGACGCTCAGATCCTCGCGACTCGTGTTCTCCGCGATCGCGGCCAGGGCCTCGTTGTTGGGCCCGTCAAAGACGACGCAATCGATCGTCTCCATCGCGAGCTGCTTGCACGCAGCGAACCGACGTGCACCCGCGACGACGACGAAGTGCGCCTCGTCGACCTGGTGCACCGCGATCGGCTGAATGAGGCCGAGCGTCGCGATGCTCTTAGCCAGCGACGTGATGTCGCCGAGCTTGCGCCTCGGGTTGGCGGGGTTCTCCGCTACTTGCTCTATTGGTAGTGTTCGTGCTTCCATCTATTCCCCCTGCTCATAACTGCCGACCTTGATGACAACTACCGACTCCGTGCCCCCGTGGACCGTCTCGATGTCGAGACCCGGGTACGAGGCGAGGAGGTTCGACTTCAACTTGTAGGCCGAGTCGCGCGACT